GAAGATCGGCAACGCCGACTATCTCGATGAGCTGGCGTTCATGGAGGAGCCGGTGACTGTGCGGCTGGAGCCGTCGTCGGACAAGAACGCGGCGGGCGCATTTCCCATCTGGGTGAACGGGAAGCCTGCGGAGGTGTTCCAAAACAACCGCTGGGATGAAATCGGCTATCTCCCGGTCGGGCGGACGCTGACGATCAGGCGCAAGGTGCTGGAGGTTATCATCCGCGCCAAGGTGGACACCGTTCACACGCAGATCCAGGAGATGGACAGCGAGCGGCCGAATAATGTCGTTCAGCGGTTTACGAGCCCCGTACACTCGTTCTCGATCCTGGAGGACCGTAATCCGCGCGGGCCGGCGTGGGTATCAGAATTGAGGCGCAGGAACCTCTGAAGGCCAGCGCGTGAATTTTCTCCAACTCGCACAGCGGGCTTGCGTGGAATGTGGCGTTGCCAGCAACAGCGCCATACAGACCGCGTTGCCGACGGTTGTAGGCGCGACGGGCAGCCTCGGGCGCGTGGTGGGTTGGATCAACGACGCGCTCAGCGACATATGCATGTCGCATGACGATTGGAACTGGATGCGTAGTTCCAACCTCCTCGGTGCCGGCGTGAACGTGCAGACGATCGGTGGACAGTCGAGCTATCCGCTGGGAATTGGTCCAGGAACGGTCGGCGTTGCGGTCGATAGCTTCGGAAAATGGGATCGCGAGACTTTCCGCTGTCAGACGACAGCGATCGGGTTCCGTGACGAAATGTTCTTAGACGAGATCTCGTTCGATGAGTGGCGGGATGGCTATCAATTGGGTGCCATGCGGTCTGTCCAGACGCGCCCGGTCGTAGCCGCAGTTGGACCGGACCAGTCGATTTGTTTGGGGCCTCCTCCTAACGGGAATTATACGATTACAGCGGATTATTACGTCACGCCGACCACGTTGGTTCTCGACACTGATGTCCCGGTCGGTCTGCCGACACGGTTCCACATGCTAGTGGTCTATAAGACGATGCAATCCTACGCCGGGTATGAGAGCGCGCCCGAGGTCATGGAGCGCGGCTCTCGACAGTATAACAGCATGTATGCGCAGTTGGGTGCTGTGCGGGCGCCTAAGATGTCGTTCGGGTCCGCTCTCGCGTGAACGCCATCGCCAAATCCGCCTGGGCAGCTGTAAAATATTCCCAAACATCTTTGGGCGGGGGCACCACTCCCCAAGGAGTCGCGTTCCCAGGGGGGCTTGATCTTGTTACTCCCTCTCTACGTTTGCAGCCGGGAGCACTGCATGATGCACTGAACTTTTATGTGGCCGCCTTCGGCGGCTACACGCGCACCGAGGGCTACGAGCGCGTTGACGGCCGTGTCTCCCCGAGTGCCGCGACGTTCACCATCGTGCAGTTGGACATCACGTCACTCTTGCCGGCCGACTTTACCAGCGATTTCACCAGCGACTTTGCTACCACGCCGCACCTCCCAAGCCTCCCGAGCGTTGGTGAGCTAGTGACGCAGGCGGCCACGGGCGCAACCGGAACCGTCATCGCTGTTGTGACCGGGGCGGTGACGTATCTGGTGCTCACCCAGGTCACGGGCGAGTTCGACAATTCGAGTCTTCTGGTCACGACAGGGCCGGCGGCGATCGGTAGCGCCACTGCGACCACGGTGTCGCTCGATGCGAGGACCAAGGCGCAATACACCGCGCTGGCGGCCGATGCGTATCGCGCGCTGATCGGGCGGGTTCCGGGTGCCGGGCCGGTCCTCGGCGTCGTGGCGATGGCGTTCCTTGGCGTCGATCAGGTGTTCGCGTTCCGTGCCAACGCCGGCAACACGGCGGTCCTCATCTATCGCGCCAGCCCCGCCGGCTGGGTGCTGGTGCCGTACTTCAATCTGGTCTCATTCACGGCTGGCGGGACCGCCGTGCCGCTCGACGGCGACACGCTGACCCAGGGCGCTGTCACCGCGACGATCCAGCGCGTGATGTGGCAGTCAGGCGCCTGGGCGGGTTCCGCGGTTGGCCAGTTCGTCGTGGCCGCGCCGGTCGGTGGCGATTTCGCCGCCGGAGCGGCAACCACAACCTCGGGCGCGACGGTGACGCTATCGGGACCGCAGGCGCCGATCACGATGGCGGCCGGCGGGCGCTTCGAGTTCGTCAAGTGCAATTTCTCCGGGCAACTTATCACGCGGCGCATCTATGGCTGCGATGGGGTCAATCCGCCGTTTGAGTTCGATGGCGTGACGCTGGCTCCGATCGAGACAGGGCTTTCGCCGAATGCGCCGTCGCACATCTGGTTCCATAAGAATTTCCTGTTTATCTCGCAGGAAGCCTCGCTGATCTTTTGCGCGGCCGGCAATCCGTTCAAGTGGAGCGCGGTGGACGGCGCTGGAGAGATCGCCACGGGCGACACGATCACCGGCATGATCACATTGCCGGGCAGTCAGACAACGGCGACGATGGGCGTCTACCTGCGGTCGAATGCCGCGTTCCTGTATGGCACTGATCCGACCACGTTTAATTTTGTGGTGTTCAACGACAGCATTGGCGCGGTGCCGTATTCGCTCCAGAACCTGTTCGACACGTTCTTTCTTGACGATCTCGGCGTGGTCACGCTGAAAACGACGCTGAACTGGGGTAACTTCCTGCCCAGCACGTTGACCAAGAACATCCTGCCGTTCATTGCCCGCGAGCGCGGCAACCTGGTGGCGTCGTCGGTCAACCGGGCGAAAAGCCAATACCGGCTGTTTTTCGGCGACGGCTATGCGTTGTATTGCACCGTCTTGAACCAGCAGTATCTCGGCGCGGCGCCGATGCTGTTTCCGGACATCTTCACCTGCGTCGATACCACGAAGCTGATCACCGACACGGAAGCAACATACGTCGGCTGCGAGAACGGCTACGTGTATCAACTGGATGTCGGGACGAGCTTCGACGGAGCACCGATCGCTGCCTACTTCTTCACGGCATGGGACGCGATCAAATCACCACGCATCCTGAAGCGGTTTCGCGCTGCGTCGGTCGAGGTGCAGGGCGATAGCTTTGCCGAGTTCGATTACGGATATCAGATAGGCTATGCGTCAGACCAATTAGCGCAGCTTCCCTCGGTGTGGCTGCCGGTCAATCTCGGAGCGGTTCCGCACTGGGACTCGTTCGTCTGGGACGCCTTTGTCTGGGACGGCACCGGGTTGCTCCCGAGTGATGTGGACGAGACCGGAACGGCGGAGAACATCCGCGTCAGCATCTCGTCCGGCACGAATTATATCGCCGCGTTTACTGTGAACAGCATCATTCATCATTATTCTATGCGGCGGGGAATGCGCGTCTGATGGCCAACATTTTCTACAACCCGAGCGGCAACCCAGCAACCAACTCAGAGGGCTTGTCGGCACCGGTGCGCAGTGAGTTCGCGGCGATTGGCGCGGCGTTCGACATGATGCCGCAGATCACCACGACGGGCGCCTTCTCTACCGTCTTCAATCAGCAGGGCGACCTCACGTTCACGTTGCCGGCGGGTCCGGGGACGCTTGCGCTGGAATCGGATATTTCCGGATTGGCGCCAAAGAACGCGCCTGTGTTCACAACATCAACGACGCTTTCCTACACGCTGCCAACGCTGGACAACAGCAACGAAGCCGTCAGCTCAAAGTGGGTTACGAACTTCCTGGCGGCATCCGGTTTCGTGCCGGCCGGGGCGAGCCCAGTGACCAGCGTCGCGGGGCGTACGGGTATCGTGACGCTGGCGCACACTGACATTACCGACTGGACCGCTGCTACTGCGGCGGCGGTGGCGTCAGAGACGACGGCGCGCACAGCGGCGGATACAGCGGAGACAACGGCGCGGATCGCGGGCGATGTCGTGCCATCTCCCGGTATGCTGTTCGGCCTTACCCTGTCGAATGATGTCAGCATCACGAACTCGGTCATCGACATCGCCGCCGGGTTCTGCGCCGACAGCACGAACGCGGTCAAGATCACGCTCGGCGCGTTCAAGAAAAGCATCGCAGGAGCGTGGTTCGCTGGGACCGGCGGAAACGGCATGGGCACCGGGCTCGTGGCGGCGATCAGTACTTGGTATAACGTCTTTGCCGCTGTCATCAGCGGTGCGTCCGATGTGTTCCTTGATACGTCGCCGACCGCGGCTAATGCACCGGCCGGCACAACAGCGTTTCGCCGCCTTGGTAGTATATTCGTCGGATCAACCGGCAATATCGCGCCGTTCATTCAATCCGGCGACAATTTCCAATGGATCGGCACGCCTGCGGATTTCAGTATGGCAACCCTTTCTACGGTGAGCCGCACGCTTTACA